CTCCTGCCAGTGCGGCATCCAGGTGGCGCGCTCGGTCTTGAGCTCGCCCCATCGGCGGAGCAGATCGCTGCGCTTGTTGGCTTGGTTTGCGTCCATCAGCCGCCCAGCAGTGAGCTCTTGCCCAGCGTCAGCGAACCAGGGTCAACGCCCGACGGCCCGGTCAGCATGGTGCCGCTCTGCCCACCCTTGGCGGCGAGCATGTTGCTGGCCATCAGCGCGGCGGTGTCGGGGCTTTTGCTGTTGGCGCGGTTCGTCGCCTCGTCGCTGGCTTGCTGCTGCTTCTTGGCGGCGGCCAGCGCCTGGTCGTTGGCGCGGTTGGACATCTTGCGCTGCTGGTCCATCGTGTAGGCCGTGGTGGCGACAGCGGTGGTGGCAGTGATCGCGAGCCATGTCGTGGCGGTCCAGCCGAAGCTCATTGCAGTACCCCTTGCGCGCGGCGCGTCATCAATCGGTCGGCGTGCTCCACCAGCGCGTCCTCGATGGCCTGCACGTTGTCGCTGCCGGTGTCGTTGCGGTGCACGGTGAACCAGGTGGTTTCCGCATGGGCGAAGCCGATGCGCATGTGGCCCGGCTCGGTCTTGAGCATGTGGGCGCCGGTGTATCGCTGCCGGCCTTGCTCGGTCCAGACCGTGATGTCACCCACGCAGAAGGCGAAGCCTGGGCGCTTGTGCGCCAGGCCCACCAGGAAAGCCTCGGGCTGCAGCACCACGCCACGGCCGTACAAGTCCTCATTCACATGGTGCGAGGTGTGCAGGTCAGGCGGTGCGCAGTCGGCTTCAAGACCCTGCAGGAATTGGCCAAACGCTTCGATCTGCTCGCGCGTCGGCACCTCGGGCAGCAGGGTCAGCGCGGGGTGGTCAAGGGTTGCAAGGCTGTTCACGATGCATTCCTTCGCGTGTTGTTCGCCTGCGTCTTGGCGTCGGCCCAGCGGCAGTTGCCCGGCTCGTAGTTGCCGTTCACGTCAATGCGATCGAGCGTTGTCTTCGGCGGGCGCAGACCCATGTCGCGCAAGAACTGCGTGAAGTCGGACGCCCAAGCCTTGCAGACGGTGATGCCGCGCCCGCCGTACCTCGGCCAGTTGGTGTTCTTCGGGTTGGTGGTTCGCTGGACCATCGTGGCCCATGACTTGTATTCCCGCGTGCCGAACATGCCGTGCTTGAGGTTGCCGTCGAGCATCTTGCAGCCGCAACCGTTGGCCGCGCCTCGGCTCAAGTTGTAGGCGTAAATGTCCTTGGTGCTGCCGCAATCACACCTGCACTGCCAAAAGATCCGGCCGCCCTTGCGCAGTTCGCTGATGGCGACGAGTCGGCCGAAGCGTTGGCCTTCGGCGATGGCGGGTGTGTTTGTGGGCATGTCAAGCGCTGAGGTGCTGGTACGGGTCATGCTCGCGGGCAGCGGCGCGGCTATGCACACCACTGGGTGCTTCGGGCTTGAACTCGGGCACGGGGTGCGCGAAGGTCAGCGCCAGCGCGTCGCCATCGTCCGGGCTGGCCTGGCCGCGCTTCTTCATCGACTCCTTGCTCTCCAGCAGGATCGAGTCGTCGGGCCTGAACCCGTACTCGACGCCGGTCAGGTCGGTGGCCAGCACCTCGTCGCGCGGCAGGCCGCCGATCGCCAGCCAGTCCTTCATCCGGCCCCACATCTCGGCGCGCTTGTTGGCGTACTTGCGGCCGTCGTCGGGCTTGCTGCCGAACTGCACCTCGATCACATCGCGCTTGAGCTGGCGCAGCCGGTCCACCACGCCGCCACCCACACCGCCGCCGTCCACGAACACCACGCACTGCAGGCCCAGCATCGCCAGATAGTCGATGTGCTCGCTCACCTTGGCGGCCATCTGCATCGTGTCCAGGCCCCTGAAGCGCTTGGTGGGGATCGATGAGCCATCGCGCCCGACGCGGGTGAAGATCACGCTGCTGTCATCACCGAAGCGCGCCACGTCCACGCCCACCGCGGCGGTGCGGCCTGAGTGCCGTTCGGTCTGGATGTCGCGGGCCATCGCCTCGTCGACCAGGTCGCGCGGGATGAACTGCAAGGTGCTGGCCCGCGGGAACACGCCCCGAACGCGCACCCGCACAAAGTCGCTGTCCTCGCCGTAGTCGGCCACCCACTCGTCCAGCAGCTTCTTGTTGGTGATGGCCACCTTGCGGCTGTCGATCTGCCGGGTGATCCAGCGGTGGCGCTGCTTGCCGAAGCACTCGGCGAACGCGCCGGTGTTGCGGGTCGGATTGCCGAAGGCGAAGTGCATCGGCTCGCCGTCGGTCTTGCCGCCCTCGGCCACTTCCCAGATCTTGGCCGGGATGGCGCTGGCCTCGTCGAAGAGATACCAGGGCGTCGAGCTGGCGGCGTGCAGGCCGGCGAACGATTCGCTGTTCTCCTCGCGGCTGGTCTGGGCGTCCACGCGCCAGGTCTCGGGGTACTCGTTGTGCACCAGCTTCATCGCGCCCTTGCCGGTCGTGATGGTGAACCAGTGCCGGTTGACGGCGCGCGACAGCCAGGCCGCCACACCCGCCCAGGTCTTGCTGGCCAGCTGCTCGCCGGTGTTCGCCGTCACCACGCCCTTGCTGTGCGGCCGGGTGGACATGATCCACAGCGTCAGCCAGGCGGCCATCGCGCTCTTGCCGATGCCGTGGCCTGAGCTGACTGCGAACTGGATCGGTGCGGTGGGCGTGACGCCGTCGAAGCCGCGCTCTTTCACCTGGCGGCCGATGTCCTCCAGCAGCTCGCAGGCCCAGACGTCCGGCCCATACTCGCAGCCATAGGCCAGCGACCAGGGCTCGGGCAGCTTGACGATCTGCAGACTGGGGTCGCTGTCCCAGGGGAAACAATACAAAACGAACCCCAATGGGTCGGCATAGAACCGGCCCAGATCCTCGGCCAGGGCCTGGTCAAGCGCTGTTGATGCCACTGCGCTTGCGTGCTGCCAGGAGGGTGGCGGCCACGTCCACAGAGCCGCTGTGCTCGACCTTCTGCAGGTCGCCATACCGCTTCGGGTCCCACTTGGCCAGGAGCTTCAGCCGGGTCTCGATGCGCAACTTGCTGCGGGCGATCCACTCGGTGTTGGCCCGCTCACCCTGCTCGGTGTGCATGGTGTCCTGGCTGGTGTCGTCGGCGATGGCCAGGCAGTCGTCAGCGATGACATCGAAGCCGACAACGCGCGCCTGCGCGATGCTTTCGGCCACGCTTTTGTCATCACGAGACCACTCCCAGACCGTCGTGACGCCGGGCATATGCAGATCGCGACAAATCTGTGCCAGGGGCTCACCCTGCGACAGGCGCTGACAGATCTCGGTGACGATGGCGGGTCGGTCATAGCTGGACATGCCCAAAGGATGCGCAGCCGGCAGCAACCTATGCACACCGTGCAAAAATCTGCGGACAACGGGCAATTCTTTTACGTAGAAACTAGCCCCTCCTGAACCGCACTGCCGTCACGCACCGCCTGCGCAGCTTGATCACATCGCGCACTGTGCCCCGACTGATGCCCCCGGCAATGTCGTCCAGCTTCGCCGCAATTCGCCGATAGCCCAGGCCCGCAGCGTGCAGCGCCAATATCTGCTCGATGTCGGCCTCTGTGAGCTTCGCGCGGTGGTGGGTCTCCCCCACCCTCTGCCCGGTCTCCGACAGGCCCACCAGCGGCCGCTCCAGGCGCTGGATCAGCACAGCACGGGCCACGGCCACAGCGGCAGGATTGGGCGCTCGGCCTGACCGGAACACCGCAGCACCTGCACCCAGGCCTCGCGCCTCGGCAAAGATGATCGACCGGTGTGGCTCACCCAAGCGGCGGATGTGAGCATCCAGGCCCTGCTGCGCGGCCGGGTCGCGGTGCCACCCCAGCAGGGCGGCGTCGAGTTCGGTGTCGGTCATGGCAGCACCTTCCCTGTAAAACTTTGCGCATTCAATGAGCCCGCAAGAATTTGCAGATAGCCCTCGCCCCCACCAAAATCCGCCCCACACTCCCCACCCCTGTAAACAGGGGTGTGGGGTTTGTGGGGTTTGGGGCAAACCACTGTGGGCCACTTGTGGGGTTGATGTGGGGTTGTGGGCGTAATGTTTTGCATGTTTAATCCGCAATTCAAAGCACGTTCACCGTGCCGCCAGCCACCGACAACCGATTCGCAGTAACCAAGGCTTGAACCGCGCGGACGATGTTGTCGCGCCGGCGGTCGTCTTTCTTGGTTTCGTCCCTCGGCATTTCGTTCACCGCGGCGTCGATCAACTGCGACGAGGTCACCACCCCCGGTAGGTCCGTCAGGCCAACGGCCACCCGCATGACGGCCTGCTGCCACACGCCCTTGGGCTCGGCCCGCCGCTGGGCATGCGGGACGCTGGCGCCGTGCTGCAGCACGCAGCTGGTGATCTCGTCACCATCCTCGTCTTGCCCCAAGGCCACGGTCACCAGGCTGAATGCAAACTCCTCGCCCTCGCCCTCGCCGTCCTTCATCTTGGTGATGGTGGCGCTGCGGTACTTATCGCTGCGCTCGACCTGGATCTCCACGTCCAACGCGCCCTTGATGCCTGACCAGCCGCGCAGGCCGCGGGCGGCGTCCTTACCGGCGTGGGCCACCAGCAGCACCAGCGCGCCGGTGGCTCGAGCCAGACCTCGACAGTGCGCCAGCGCCCGGCCCATGTCCTCGCCGCTGTTCTCGTTGGCGCCGGGTGTCACCTGGGCCAGGGTGTCAACGACGATCACCTGCAGGGGCGGCAGCACCTTCAGCGCGGCCTTCAGGTCGATCACGTCCACTTTCTCGATGAAGTTCGGTGCGTCGCCCAGCACGAACAGCGGTGCGGCCGCCAGGTCGACCCCGTGGTGCTCGGCGTAGGCCTGGATGCGTCGGGTGAAGCCGCCAGCGCCCTCGGCGCAGATGTAGGCCACCGCGCCCTGCTGGCGCACCTCGTGGCCCTTCCAGGCTGCGCCGGTGGCCACGGCCATCACCAGATCCAAGGCGAAAAAGCTCTTGCCGGCGCCTGACTCGCCGAACACCGCGCCGACGTCACCCTTGGGCAGCACGCCCTTGATCAGCCAGCTGACTGGCTTGCGCATCACGAACTCGGCCGCCTGCTGCAGCGCAAAGCGCATCGGCTTGGCCGGCCCCACGTCCTTGGCCGCCAGGCTCTTGGTCTCGCCCGGCTCGCTCACGTCATCAAAGTCATCCACGGTGGCCACCTTGCTGCCGGCACGGCCCTTGGCCTTCTGCGCGTGCTCCACCCACAGGTACATCAGCGCGCGGTCGTTGTCCTGGCGCCGGTGGTCCAGGGCCACGCCATAGGCATGCGGGCTGGCCGCCAGCACGCTCAGCACCTCGGCATCGTCCAGGCCCGCACCGTAGAGCGCCACGGCCGCGCTGAACAGCTCACGGCTGCGGTCGCCGCGGCTGGTGCCCTCGATCAGGAAGTCCTTGGCTTGGTACGGGATGTCCAGCGCGGCCACGTCGGGCAGCAGCAGATCGTCAATCAGATCCGGGATGCTCAGGCTGATGACGGTCGCCGTCGTCTTGGCGCGGGCATAGCGCTGCGCCAGGGACGCCAGCAGCCCCTCAGGCGGTGCCACCACGTCCAGGCCCGACATGCGCAGCCGCTGGCCGGTCACGGTCAGGAATCGCGGCTCATGGCCGGCATAGACCTCAATGCCCTGCTCGTGGTTCGTCCAGTCGGCGTCCACCTCGCCACGGGCGAAGCAGCGCAAGCCGGTGCCTGATGGGCTGAGCTCGGTGTAGGTGCCCATGGCCTGGACGATCTCCAGCGCCCAGGGCGCGACGGTGTTGCCGTCGACGCAGTGGTCCAGATCCACGCCCACCAGGCCGTGCGGCCCGGTCATCACGTAGCCCAGGCCGGCGAAGTCATCAGGCCGGGCACGATATGCCGCCAGCGCCGCGTCGAAGGTCAGCCAGCGATCAGGCTTGGCGGTGCTCAGGCCGTAGCCGTTGGGCTGGCGGGGGATCTTGTCCCACTTCTGGCGCCTCTCAGACCAGACGGCGCGCCAGGGTGCCCAGCGGGCATTGGCCTTGAGGGCTTGGGGGATGTTGTCCGCGCCGTCGAAAGGGCGCAGGGGTTGGGTGGGCTGGGCCATCACGACCGGCTTTTCCCAGGTGTTCCCTCGGATTCCCGGCGATTCCCGGTTATTCCCAGGCGCGCCGTGCGCTCTGCAATCACAGTAGCGGCATGGACACGCTCATAGATCACCCGCACCAGTTCGCGCTCGATAAATTCGCCAATGTCGAGCTGGTCGACTTCGCACAGCACCTGCAGGGCTGCGTGCGCGTCGGGGTCGAGCTTGGCCCGAATGTCTTTGCGTTCGAGGCTCATGGTGCTGCCTGTTCTGTAGCGTCGATGAGGGGCCTACCCCCGGTGTGCCAAGTCCACTCGGAATCGGCGACCCTGAACCATCGGACATCAGGCCGCGACTCTTCGCAGGGCACTTGGCCCTCGGTGGCGGCCTCAATCGCAGGGCATCGGTCTGGGGGTATCACCCTCGCGCCGCTGGCCATTTGGGAAACAAACGCGCTGGAGACTTGGATCGCCGCAGCAAGCCTTGTGCAGCGTCCACGGTCAGCGGCAAGGTAATTGGAGAGATCCATGGGATTGAACTATAGCGCTACGCTACCTAAAACGAAAGCGCTTCGCGTATCGACCGCGTTAGCGTTCCGCTATCAAATGCCGGCTATGCCGTTCCCGACCGCCGCGCCAGTCAACTGCACGAGCACCGCCATCGGCAGCTCGGTGTTCACCAACTGCCGCTGAACACCCCGGCACCCCACACCAGCCCGCCTTGAGCGGGCTTTTTCTTGCCTGCTTGAAAATAAAGTAGCGCAGCGCTTGACTTACTTGTAGCGTAACGCTATCGTTGCACTCAGTTCTTCCCCAACACACGGAGATCGAGATGTTTACCAAGCAGCAAGCAATTCAGTTCGCAGCGTCATCCGCCTCCGAAGCCTTCGACCAAGCCGGCGCCTACGGCGGCTTGGCTAACAGCATCGACAGCTACCGCGAAAACGTGCGCGACACGCTGAACGACGAGCGCAGCGCCGAACACGAGGCCGACGCCTTTGATGCGTTCGACGCCAAAGTTGCCGCGCTGCGCGCAGTCTCAGCCACGACCAAGGCCTGAGCCATGCAACTGCAAACCCTTACCGACGACGAGCTCCTGCGCCACGCGCACAACCAGCTCGACCCGATCACTGGCACCGAACTCGAAGCCGAACTGGTGCGCCGCTTTGAGGTGCTGGTCGACGAGGAGGTCGCTGCACAACCCCTGCTGGACGCGCTCGACGAAAACGGCATCACCAAGGCCGAGGCCCTGCTGGCAGTGATCGACAAGGCCGCCGCGCTGGACGAGCGCGTCAACGGCATTGCCCTGCTGGATCTGCTGTGCGAGTTCGACATCGACGACCCGGCCGTGCTGCGCAACGACCTCATCCGCCTCGCCAAGTTCGACCAGACCGCCGACGACCTGGCCTGACCCGCAACCAACCCCCACCACCGGAGACAGACCATGCAGACCCCAACCCCCCGCATTCAAAAAATCGTCAGCCGCTGGGATTCGTCCCGCGTGCTGTTTGAGTGCGAGATTCCCGCCGACCTGCGCGATGCCGACCTGAGCGGTGCCGACCTGCGCGGTGCCGTCCTGCGCGATGCCGACCTGCGCGGTGCCGACCTGCGCGATGCCGACCTGAGCGGTGCCGTCCTGCGCGGTGCCGTCCTGCGCGGTGCCGTCCTGCGCGATGCCGACCTGCGCGGTGCCGACCTGCGCGGTGCCGACCTGAGCGATGCCGACCTGAGCGATGCCGTCCTGAGCGATGCCGTCCTGATCGGTGCCGACCTGCGCGGTGCCGACCTGCGCGATGCCGACCTGAGCGAACAGAAAAACGACTTCTTCGACATCCTTCTGCGCGCCCAGGGCGAAATCGCGGGCCTGCGCGCTGCTCTTGTCGCTGGTCGTGTTGATGGATCAACCTACGAAGGCGAATGCGCTTGTCTTGTCGGCACCATCGCTCACGTTCGCGGCGGTCAATACGACGCGCTCGGCAATGGCCTAAAACCCGACGCATCGCGCCCGGCTGAGCGCTGGTTCCTTGGCCTTCGCAAGGGCGACACGCCCAAAACCAGTCAGATCAGCCAGATCACGGTCGAGTGGCTGGATGAGTTCGTGAGCTTGATCGCGCCGCCTGCCCTCGCCGCTTAACCCCCACCACGTAAGGACCCGCCCCATGTTCCCCATGACTTTGACCATTCACAACCCCGGCCAGCTCAACGCCATCATGGCCCTGCTGACCGCCGTCCCCCAAGAGCCCACCACGGCAGAGTTGGTGCAAATCGCCGAGGCCCGCGGCGCCGAGATCAAGAAGGAAGCCGCCGCGCCCAAGGGAAAGTCTGCCCCGAGCGACAAGGACCCTGCCCCTTCTTCGCCTACTGCAACGGCGGAGACGGCACCCGATGCGCAAAAGCAAAGCACAAAGCAGCCGGAACCCCAGAGCTCCACGGCGGCCGATGCAACTGCCAGCTCTGCAACTGAGCCGGTGACCTATGACCAGGTGGCCAAGGCCATCACCGAGGCGGCAAAGGCCGACCGCGACCGCGTTGTCAAGACGCTGGGCATGTTCAACGCCAAGCGCGGCACCGAGCTGAAGCCCGAGCAGTTCGCCGACTTCCTGGCTGCGCTGGGCTGACATGAACGCACGCACCGCACGCTTGCTGGCGCGGGTCGCGCGAGCGCACTACCTCGCCGATCCACGCGACCCGCGCCAGCCCGAGGCGTCGGTGCTGGCGCAACTCAAGACCAGCTGGAACGCCACGCCGCCGGCCAAGCGCGACGAGACCCGCCGCATGTTGGTCAACACCTTCCACCAACTCATCGAGAGCAAACAATGAGCGCTCACGCAAAACTTTCACCGTCCAGCGCCGAGCGCTGGATGCGCTGCCCCGGCTCGGTGGCCCTGTGCGATGGCCTGCCGGACACGTCCAGCAGCTTCGCCGACGAGGGCACGGCTGCCCACCTGCTCGCGTCCACCGCGCTCGAAGCCGGCAATGACGCCGCCCACTACAAAGGCTACGGCATCGTCTTCGCCAAGTTCGATGGTGACGACCGATCGCAGTGCATGTGGGAAGACTTCGCCCAGCCGCCGATGGTCATCACCAGCCGCTACGAGGTGAATGCCGAGATGGCCCTGGCCGTCCAGGACTACCTCGACTACGTGCGCGGCGTCCAGGCCGCCACCAACGCCACGCTGATGGTCGAACAGCGCCTGAGCATTGAGTCCATCACTGGCGAGCCCGGCGCCCACGGCACCAGTGACGTGGTGCTGCTGGCTGAGCGCGAGCTGATCATCGTCGACCTGAAGTACGGGCGCGGCGTGGCCGTCGAGGCTGACGAGAATCCCCAGCTGCAGATCTACGCGCTGGCCGCCTACAACGAGTTCAGCCTGGCGCAAGACTTCGACACCGTGCGCATGGTGATCCACCAGCCGCGCCTGGGCGCTGTCAGCGAGTGGGTGCAGACCGTTGACGAGCTGCTGGCCTTTGGGGGCGAAGTGGCCGATGCCGCCGCACTGACCGCCCAGCCCGACGCGATGCTGAACCCCACCGCCAAGGGCTGCAAGTTCTGCAAGGCAAAGGCCACATGCCCTGCGCTGCGCGCCGAGGTGATGGAGATGTTCGAGAACGTCAAGCCCGCCACGGCCAACGCGGATCTGCTGGCCGAGGCCATGAGCAAGGCCGACTTGATCGAGGGCTGGGTGAAGGCCGTGCGCGCCGAGACCGAGTCCAAGCTGCTGGCCGGCGTCGGCATCCCCGGCTGGAAGCTGGTGCAGGGCAAGCGCGGCAACCGGGCGTGGTCGAGCAAGGAGCAAGCCGAGGAAGCGCTGAAGGCCATGCGCGTCAAGCACGACCAGATGTACGACTACTCGGTGATCTCGCCCACCACCGCCGAGAAGCTGGCCAAGGCCGAGGTGATCGGCCCCCGCCAGTGGCCCAAGTTGCAGGCCCTGATCACCCAGGCCGACGGCAAGCCCTCGGTCGCCCCTGAATCCGACAAACGTCCCGCGCTGGTCATGTCCGCGGTGGCCGAGGACTTCGACGACGTGACCGCCACCACCCCCGCAGACGCCTGCGACCTCCTGTAACTGCAGAAAGCCCATCATGAAAATCAAACTCTCCAACGTTCGCCTCGCCTTCCCCTCGCTGTTCGAGGCCAAGACCGTCAACGGTGAAGGCAAGCCCGCCTTCAGTGCTGTGCTGCTGCTCGACCCGGCCGACCCCCAGGTCGACGCCATCAACGCCGCCATCAAGGCCACGGCCGAAGAGAAGTGGGGCGCCAAGGCTGGCGGCCTGCTGGTGCAGATCAAGAAGGCCGACAAGACCTGCCTGCACGACGGCGACCTGAAGGCCAGCTACGACGGCTTCCCCGGCAACCTGTTCATCAGCGCCCGCAACCCGCTGCGTCCCCTGGTGGTCGACGCCGACAAGACGCCCCTGGTGGCCGCCGACGGCAAGCCCTACGCGGGCTGCTATGTCAACTGCAGCCTGGAGCTCTGGGCGCAGGACAACAACTATGGCAAGCGCGTGAACGCCACGCTGATGGGCGTCCAGTTCTTCCGCGACGGCGACAGCTTCACCGGCGGCGGCGTGGCCCGCGAGGACGACTTCGACGACGTCACCAGCGGCGCGACGGCCGACGACCTGGCCTGAGTTTCAACGGGGGCGCGAGTACCGCGCGGCTTGCAAACGTCAGGCGTCAATGACACCGCCACGGAACGCAGCGCCCCCACCTGAACAAGCGGGAGCTCGCAATCCGAGTCTCATCCCGCCCCGCATGAGGCAAACAGCCTCGGCATGCCAAGCCGCCCAGCCCGCACGCTTTGACCTGGACGGCCACGCACAAACCCCGCGAGCTGGCAAGCATTTGGGGGAATGCCGGGGAAGCGGGGCACCACCCACCAAGGAGACAGCAATGCCCAATCGCCCGACTGACATCATCCCCCGCCTGTGGTGGGACGGCCGCACCGGCGTCGCCCGCACTGATGGCGTGACCGTGGATCTGATCACCGCGCCACCGATCTGCGCGCACCTGGTCGAGATCGACTACGCACCCACCATGCGCGTGTCAATGATCCGCGAGAGCTCGCACGGCTGGCGCGAGATGACCGCCGACGAGCGCACCAAGGCCGACGAATTGCTCGCCTCAATGGCTGTTGTGGCGCACAAGGCGGTGGAAGCGTGAGTATTCGACGTTTCTGGACCGAGGCAGAGCTCGAACTGCTGCGGCGCAACTACGCCGACAGTCTCAGCCAGGACATCGCCACAGCGCTGGGCCGCCCTGTCGGCACTGTGCATCAGCAAGCCGCCAAGCTGGGCTTGAAGAAGAACCGCGACTGTGTGGCCGAGCGCGCACGCCAAGCGATGCAGGATCCAGCGCACGGCGGCCGCGCGCACCAGCTCAAGAAGGACAACGTGCCCGCCAACAAGGGCGTCAAGCACCCCAAAGGCTGGGCGCCCGGTGACATGGCGCGCACTCAGTTCAAGCCGGGTCAGATGCCACACACCTGGGTCCCGGTCGGCAGCTTCAGCATCAACTCGGTCGGCTACCTCGACAAGAAGCTCAGTGAAACACCCA